GCAGCAAGCAGAAACTGAATTCAAAAAAACGCTAGACGAACGTAAGATTGACCTAGAAAACTTCAAGATAGAAGTGCAGGACAGGCAGTCAGCCAGAGAGATATTCGGTGAAGACCCGACCCCTAAGATATTTGCCATAATCAGCTTGCTTGGTTTCTTGTTTTACATATTTCTAGTGACTTTCCGCGCTGAAGCGGTGGATGATGCTTTAGCTAATATTATTTTGGGTTATCTGGGGGGGTTGATTTCGGGCATCTCAGCGTTCTTCTTCGGCTCTAGCAATAACAGGGGTAACTAATGGACAAGCTACTGGCCATGCTTAAACGACACGAGGGTGTTGAAACTCATGCTTACGAATGCTCAGAGGGTAAGATCACTGTAGGTGTTGGTCGTAATATAGACCAAGCAGGTGGCATGGGGCTGTCTGATGATGAGATTGACTACCTCTTACAGAATGATGTTGAGAGAGTAATTAAAGAGTTAGCTGCTGAGTATCCGTGGTTCAACGATCTCGATGACGTTCGTAAGGATGCAATGGTTGATATATCTTTTAACTTAGGTGCAACACGTTTGCGGTTGTTCAAACGTGCTTTGAGTGCTATGGAAGAGGGCGAATATAAAGTAGCAGCTACTGAGTTCCTTGATTCTAGGTGGGCTAAACAAGTGGGCAACCGTGCTTTAGAGTTGACTGACATGATCTCTAGCGGTGAGTACGCAGAGTGAGGACACAATGCCAGTTAGAAAATTACAGTTTAAATCAGGGGTAAACCGAGAGAGCACTCGATACGCTGCTGAAGGGCAGTGGTATGATATTGATAAAGTGCGATTCAGACGGGGACTACCTCAAAAGATTGGAGGTTGGGAGCAAATATCTACTGCTACTTTCCTAGGTATAGCACGCTCGTTGTTTAACTGGGCCACTCTTAGTTTACAAAATCTAGTTTCTGTAGGTACACACCTCAAATACTATATAGAGCGTGGCGGTGCTTACTATGATGTTACACCTATTCGGTCTACTACAGCCGCTGGCGATGTAACTTTCGCTGCTGTAAACGGTGATGCCACACTAACCGTGACCGACACAGCACACGGCGCACTCCAAAATGACTTTGTGACTTTCTCCGGTGCCGCTTCTTTAGGCGGTAATATTACCGCTGCTGTGCTAAATCAAGAGTATCAAATAGCCACCATAGTCAATGACAACTCTTACACAGTAGAGGCCAAAGACACTAGCGGAAGCACGGTAACAGCAAATAGCTCTGATTCGGGTAATGGCGGCTCCAGCACTGTAGGTGCATACCAGATAAATACGGGTAATGAGATCGCTGTGCCTTTTACCGGGTGGAGTGCGGGTCGTTGGGGTAGTGGCACATGGGGTACGGGTGGCTCCACATTAGCGGGTATGCGGCTCTGGAGCCAGTCCAACTTTGGTGAGGATTTGTTTTTTCTTAGCCGAGGAAGTGCGCCGTTCTTGTGGGACGCTACTAACGGTGTGACTACCAGAGCAGTGCTAGTAAGTTCTTTAGCTGGTGCTAGTCAAGTTCCTACAGTAGCTAACGTGGCTTTTGTTTCTGACATATTTCGTTTCGCTTTCTGTATGGGTGCAAACCCCATAGGCAGTGCAGTCCAAGACCCGATGTTAATACGCTGGTCAGATCAAGAAGACGTAGCCGAGTGGAACCCTACGTCACTGACACAAGCAGGTAGTCTTAGCTTGTCTGAAGGCACAGAGATTGTACAAGCTGTCCAAGCCAGACAAGAAATACTGATCTGGACTGATGCCGCGCTATATGGTCTACAGTATTTGGGCGCACCGATAGTGTGGGGTGCAACGCTTCTGGGGTCTAACCTCACGATAGCCAGCCCCAACGCAGCGGTATATTCAAACAATATTGCCTATTGGATGGGCACAAACAAGTTTTACTACTACGATGGTACGGTTAAGACGTTGCCCTGTGATGTACGTAGCTATGTGTTCGATGATTTTAATACTGGTCAATACGATCAGGTGGTAGCAGGATCAAACGAAGAGTTTGATGAGATATGGTGGTTCTACTGTTCTGCTGGTGTAACTCAGAATGATCGCTATGTAATCTACAACTATGTAGAGAATGTGTGGTATTTCGGCAACCTGTCCCGCTCTGCATGGCTTGACTCTGATTTAAGAGATTTCCCTATAGCTGCCACGTTCAACAATAGACTCGTAAACCATGAAACGGGTGTAGACGATAAAGAGACAGGTGTGGCTACAGCGTTTACTGCCAGCATAACTTCTACCCAATTCGACCTAGATGACGGTGATCGCTTCATGCTGGTTAACAAAATGTTACCTGACGTAACATTTGAGGGGTCTACAGCAGCCTCACCCGCTGCCGTGTTGACGTTGAACCCCTTGGAAAATTCTGGTTCAGGCCGTTACAACCCTGCCTCAGTAGGGGGCAATAGTAACGCCACTGTTACTAGGACAGCTACAGCACCCATAGAACAGTTCACTGGGCAGGTATTTACCAGATTACGTGGTAGGCAGATGTCGTTTAAGGTGGAGTCCACAGCCGCTGGAGTCACGTGGAAGCTGGGTGCCAGCCGTGCAGATATGCGGCCTGACGGTAGGAGGGGGTAGTGCCTAGTATCCTTATAAAGAAGGTTACTACACCTGCATTACCTGTAACTCCCAGAGGCACGCAGTTAAGCGGGTATTTAGACGATTTAAACAACATATTACGTTTATTTTTCAATGGTTTATCTAATACGGTAAACTTGTTGACAGGAGACTACGGGGGTCGTTTTATAAGCACTCCCAATGCCAAGTTCTTTTCTACTGTGGATCAGAACGCGGCTTCGCCTAATACTGCGTATGCGTTGCAGTTTGAGAACACCTATTTAGGAGAAGCAATAACCATAGCAGGATCACCGAAAACGCAGATAACCCCAACACATTCAGGGGTTTATAATTTTGCCCTTTCGGTAGAGCTAAACAGCACGAGTTCTAGCACCAAAACAGTGAACTTCTGGGTGCGTAGGAGTGGGGTAGATATAGCCAACACAGCCAGAGAGCATGTAATTGCTGGTTCTGGTAGTATAAACGTGTTCAGTTATACCTTTTCGATAGACGTACAGGCAGGGCAGTACATAGAACTTATGTGGGCTTCAGACGATACAAATATAACGCTAGATCATCAGGCAGCAGCCAGCCCTGCTCCTGTCGTACCGTCTACGCTAGTAACTGTAAACCTTATTTCTGCGTTACCTGAAACGCTGCCGACACCGTAGATATGGAAGAAGAAGAGGATATTCTCGCACAATTAGCTGCTTTAGGTGCTCCCGGCTCTGCATTATCAGGAGAGGCGCAGCCCTTTGGCACGTTATTTGAGCCTGACACGTTAACTTTTAGCGAGCAAAATCAACTTTTTAATGCGCTAGGACTTAGAGACATGGAAAAACAAAATGTCTTTAAGAAAGAGTCGTTGGTGCCTCAAAATGATATAGAGGTAATGAGTCTAACTGCTCCAGTTCAACCCGGCCTTAATATACCAACATTAGGTGGGTCAGCGCCTCCAACTAACCCCTTGCAAGATGTTATAGATGCTATTGCGGATACCCCTGTTGTCGAAACCCTTACTGATGCTGCAAAGGCTGCTGGTACTGAGGTCGGCAAAGTAATAGATAAAATTTTTCAAAGCATTGGTCTTAGACCTCCTACCAAAATAATAGGCAACCCTCAACCCGGCGCAACTGTGGTATGGGGGCAGACTGGTGGCTCTCCAGTTGTCTATACAGGCACAACTCCGGCAGGCACGCAGACCGGAGTAACCACAGGACTACCTTGGCTTGACGCGGTGGTTAATCGAGTTATACAAGTAGGGACAGGACAACAAGATATACCTCCTTTGGGAGATATAACTGGCGCTGTAATAGACGGAGCCATCAATACTGTGCTCCCCGGAGTTGATGTAAAAGAAGTAGCAGATGCGGCAAATAAAGTGTTGGACGCTGCGGTTAATCCTAATTTAGCTGCGACAGAAGATACAGAAGGTCTTTTTGGTATAGATATTTTTAACCC